TAACCAGCCATGGAAGCACGCAACCTGAAGCCGAACGTAGAAGTAACCGGCAAGCCCCCGCGCGGCGCTGCCGGAGCGAGATAGCCTGCCGGGGCTTGTCCGGTTGACTGCCATGTTAGGGCGCTTGCCGCCGGAGCGAGGAACACTATGAGTGACAACGAAATCAGGATCGAAGCGCGCCCCACCGGCCGCATCACTGAGGTTGTGGGTTACGTTGGCCGCAACGACGTGATGAGCATGAGCGGCGGTCCTGAAGACGCATGGCGGGTCGGCATGAGTTCTTGCCTGCCAGTGCCCGCCGAGAAAGCGGCGCTTTACGTGGAGTGCATGGTTCGCGTGCTGGCGCGTGCGCGAGAGTACGGAGCGCCCTAACGTTTGAGCTAACCGGCGCGCGTAGGCATGTGTTGCCCGGGCGCGCAGGGAACATTTCGAGAGCCCGGAGCGCCCGGGCAACGCATGCCGGAGCGCGTCCGGTTGAGCGAAGGGTTAGGCCGCTTTTGGCCGGAGCGAACCAATGGACAACTTGACAGAGTTTCAGCAACGCGCGATGGCGCTGGCCGTGGTGAAGATGCTGAACGGCAAACACTTTTCTGTGAGCGACCTGCGCGAGATTGCCAAGACCATTGGCCGAGAGCAGGCGCTTGGCGGTCGGGATTTCTCGGCACTGAGCGCCCTGCATTGCGTGGACTGGGCAGACATGGGGCCAGACCTGGCTCGGCTGACACGCGAGAAGTGCCTGGAGTTGCTTGGCTTACCGGCGCAGACCATTGACATGCTGGCGCCAGAGAAGCCAGCCGAGAAGCCCAGCGAACCGGCGAAGCGCTTGAGGTTGGCATTCTGGAGAGCGGCCTAACGGTCCGGGTGAGCTGCCCGCCTCTGGCGGGTCAGCTCGACCCGGGGGTTAGGCGTGTGTATCCGAAGCGAGAAGGACTAGAAATGCAATATCTGCTGACGCAACAAGAGTACGAAGCGCTGCACCGCGAGAAGCGGCTACGCACCGAAGGCCAAACGGCCGAACTGCAAAAGCTGTGCACGCTGGCTGCGCAGCACATCCCCATCGTGGTCGAGTGGAGCAGCGACAAGACGCCGCGCCCGTGGGGCTGCATCCTGGGGCCGCGCGAGCAAGACCCCGGCTACTGCGACTGCTGCCCGGCGCGCGAGGTTTGCCCGCACGAAGGCAAAGAGTGGTCGAAGTGAGCAACACGCCTAACGCCCGAGCTAACTTGCCCGCCACGCGGGCGCAACAGGAGTGACGATGGAAGCTGACAAGGTGGAGAGCCACAGTGCCGTGGCGGGTCAAGTTGAGCGAAGTGTTAGGCCGCCCGCGGAGATTTCGCCTGACGGCCGCGAGGTGTGGGCGTTGGCCGACCGCCTGAGCGAGCGCGTACACCTAGCAGACGAATTGCAGCGCGCCAAGCTGCAGTTGCACAACACGCTGAACACCTGCGGTAGCTGCTCCAGTTGGATGACGCGAGCCTGCCCGAGAGAGCAGCGCGACAACCGCACAGGACGAAGCACCGGCCCGAGTTGCGCTGCGATCAAGTGCAGCGCGTTCGTGATGAGCCCGCTCAACGCGAAGACCGCCGCGCTGGCAGAGGCCAAGATCGCGGAACTGCGACAGCGGCTCCAAGCGGCCTAACTGAGCTATAGCCAATCCTCGCAAGCTCTGCATGTACCGCAAACCATCCCCCAAGAGCCAGGCCGCCCACGCGCGCAAGCTCGAAGCTCTGCGCCGCGGCCGCGACCGAGCGAACGCCAGCAAGCCCGCGAGGCTGTACCCGCCGACGCTGCCCGATCTTCGGCGCGTGGTGACGGTGACGGACTACGACAGCGGGGAGCCGGTGACACACACACTGAACCTGTTCAAGACGCGGCGCGTGGACTCGTACCGTATCGAGGCCGATGGCAAGCCGTGGAAGGTCTGCGGCTGGTCTGGCGCGCTTGAGGGGATGCGGAAGATCTTTCAGCGGGTGCCTTCTCCGCGTAGTGACTTTTGGGAGTGACGATGATCGACCTGATAGAGCGGCTGCGCAGCCCAAACGCCAGCGCTGGTGACTTGTGCGACCTAGCCGACGAAGCCGCAGACGCTATCGAGCGCCTGACAGCCGAGCGCGATTCAGCCCGGCGGGACGGCATGCAGGCAGCGGCAAGCATCCTCGAAGCCGAGCACGACAAGCGCTCGCACATCGACAACCATGCGGCGTACTACGCGCGCATGATCCGCGAGACTATCGGACGATGAGCGAATACCTCAGCACGGCCCAAATCGCCGAGCGCTACGGCGTCAAGCGTGAGACGGTCACAGACAAGTGGACGAAGCGGCCGGACTTCCCGAAGCCTGCGCGGCGCATCTCGCGCCGCACGGTTCACTGGCGGGCCGAGGATGTCGAGCGCTGGGCTACAGGCGCGCAGCGATGGAAGAATCCGCTTCCCGGTAATAGCTGCCCAGCAGCACCCGCAAGTCCCGATGCCCGCTGATTCGCGCAAGGGTCAGCACATCCACCCGGCGCGACAGCAGCGTGAGCGCCAGCGCCCGGCCATCGTGGAAGGTGAAACCATCAAGCCCTGCATGATCCCGCGCCTTGCGGAACACGGCATCTAGGCTGCGCGCCGTCACCGTGAAGCTCGGGCACAGCGCCACCAGCCGCGCGGCCTGCTTCGTGATCGGCACCCGCCGCGCCCGGCCCGTGAGGTGCGCCGTCTTGTGGTGGGGCAGGGTGATGACCCGGGCCTGAAGGTCCGTCGTCTCAGGCTTGATTGACCGCACTTCGGATGCCCTCATGCCGGTGCGCAGGCTGATGAGCCACGCATAGGCCACCTGGCCCATGATCGTGTCGGGCGCCCGGCCGGTGATGTAGTTCAGCCGACGAAGCACCGTCCGAACCTCCCGCCATGACGGCACCCGCTCTCGGGGTGGATTGTGCGCGGGGAGCTTCAGCGCCCGCCATGGGGAATGCTCTGCACACCATCCCCACTCACGGGCCGCCACCGTCCAAACGTTGCGCAGCATGGCCGCGTAGCGAACCACGGTTGACCCGCTGACTTCCTGCACCCGCTTGTCGCGCCAGTGCGCCAGGTCTTGCGTCGTGATGGCATGCAGCGGCATCGCCGCCAGCTCGGGGAAGTCGCGGATCGTCGTCCTGATGACAACGCCCTCGAAGACGTGAGAGCCCTTCGACGGGGTTACCTCGCGCTCGTACCGCTCCAAGGCCTGCCGCAGCGTCTTGTCGGGCCAGCGCGAGGCCTTGCCGTCAAGGATGCCGGCCTCCTCGCGCGCGGCCCATGCCGAGGCCGCCGCCTTGGTGGCGAAGGTGAGGGACTTACGCACACCGCGGCGGGCTATCTGAGCGCGCCACAAGCCGCTGGGGAGTTTGTAGATCGATGCCATGGGGAAGACTGCGGGGCCGCTGTGGGGAGCGGTGCGGCCGGCTAGGGCAATCTTCGTCCGGTTTCGATGGGTAGCGGGGTGGCGTTTCTAGGGGGGTTCGTGCGGGTACGGGCGGGCATGTCGGGCTTCGGTGGAAGTCCCCCCGGCAGGGCACTTTTCTTCAGTTAAATCAACAACTTGCGATACGCGTGGGTAAACCGTGGGGAGATCGAAGGCATGCGGGGCCAATTTTTTCTTGGCCTCCAAGTACGCCGCATGTGCGCGCTCGGGCGTGTCGTACACGCCAAGCCACAGGCACTCACCGTTTACACGGATCGTGGCGCCAAAGCGCTTCCAACAACGCCTGACACCAAGTAAGCCGAACGTGCTGCCGCGCTCGGCCTTTAGCCGGTTCTGCTGGTTCAGCTCGGGCGTCGTCTCCCGCAGGTTCGCCCATCGGTTGTCGGCCCTGTCACCGTTGATGTGGTCAATCATGGCCGGGCAGTCGCCGGTCTGGATCATCCACGCGATGCGATGGATCAACACCCACTTGCGCCGAATCCGGGTGCGCGCATAGCCGCGCCTGTAGTCCACGGAAACGGGCCGCCCGATCCATGCCGGATGCTGGTGGGCCTTGTACGTCAGGACGCCCGTCTCAGGGCTGTAGGCGAACCGCTCCCGCAGTTCGGCAACGCTAAAATCGCCAGCAGCCATGCTTACCTCCGCTCAGGTTGGCTGGTTAGAAGCCCGCCAGCGGTGAGACGCTGTGCGGGCTTCGCTATTCTAGCAGGGTAAACCCGCGCTGGATGGGCATCCAGTGCTTTGTGTGGTATTAGCGCGTGAGCGCATCGCCCCGCTGCAGCCCCGCCGCATACGCCTGCAGCGCCCTTAGCTGCTCGGCGGTGCGATCAGCACTTGCTGCCACCGTTGCAAGAGCCGCCGCACACTCTCCGACCACTCCGACGAGTCGGGCGGCTGCATCAGCTCGGGCGGCGCTGGCGGCACCTTCGGCGGCGTTGGGGACACTGGCAAGGGTGTCGCGCAAGCGGTCAAGCTCAGAGCGAGCACCGTCAGCGTCAGCACGGACGCGGGCCTTTTGGGTTGCATAGGTCTGCGCTGCCTTTCTGGTGTTGTCGGCCCATTCCTGCTCGACGGCTCGGGCGCGTTGCTCTGCTGCGGCCAGGGCCACGGCAGCGGCTTCGCGGTGCTCGCTCAGTGCATCCTGCGCGGCGTCAAGGCGCCATGTCTGCACACCGATAGCTACGGCTGACGCCAGCAGCGCAGCGCCTAGGGCGCGGGTGATCACGGGTAGGCCTTGCGATCAAGCTCAAAGTGAGGCCCGTCGCGCAGCGTGCGCCAGTCGCCGCCCCATACCAGCGGCACGCCCTGCGCGACGGCTTCGGACTTCACCAACGCACCCAGCGTGGCGTACAGCGGCCAATCCCATCGGCCCTTACCGGCAACAGTGGCCATCAAGTCGACAGCGTGCCCGGTCAAGTGCCGCCCCTGCATGGTCCGGGAAGCACCAGCCGCCACTAGCTCGGCTTGTCGCTTCTGAGTGCGCAAACCCTCGATCACGATGAACGACAGGCCATCGGATCGGCCAGCCGTTGCTGCATGTGCCGCGCGGATGACGCGCACCAGATCGGCATGCACGCCTTGCAGGTTGCGTTCGCTGCGCGCGTCAAGCGTGGGGGCGCGCCAGTTGTCAATGGTGCGAGCCATATCGGGCGTCCTTTCGGTGTATAGGCGGCGGCGTTTGGGCACGCACCAGCTCGACCGGCGGCGCCCACGCAAACCAGGCCGCGCATAGCGCTGTGCACGCCATCGCCAGCAGCAGCAGCTCGGGCAGCACCGTGGCGGCGGCGATCACGAGAAGCCCCGTGCCACCGGCCACCGCGGCGCCAAGCCGGTCCACAAACCGCGTCTTGCCCGTCATGCGGGCCGACGTGACGAAGGCCAGCGCGGCGAGCGCCAGGCCGATGACGCACAGCAGGACGGTCATTCGGTGCCTCGTTTCGCCTTGAACCGCCCGACGGCCCAATCGATCAGGCCGCCGAGCTTGTCGTGCCGCCACGCCAGAAGGCCGGCCATCGGGATGACGAGCACGTCGACTGTCGTGCCCAGGTGCGGCGCGGCGAGCGTGGCTGCGGTGCCGGTGAAGAGGACGGCGACGATCAGGGCTCGGGCAAACACCGGCAGCGCCGCGCGCAAGGTCGTCGTGTTCGCAGCCGACACGGCCAGGAATGCCCCGAGCCCGGCGCCGACGACCACCAGCGCCCAATGGCCGAGCACCGGCCCGAGTGCTGCACTCACGAGCCCGAGCCCGAAGGCGCTGCCCGCTACAGATGCTTGCGGTTCAGCCATGGCGCAGCCTCCACCAGCGGTCGGTGATGAGCCAGGCCACCGCCAGCGCGGCGGCCAGCAGATAGACCTCGTGGCCAAAGGCTTGCTCGCACAAGTCGGCGTTCGAGACCGAGCGCCACGCCAGAAGACTGCAGCCGACGGCCTGGCTCGATTCGACGATGCCCCACCAGCAGGCGGCGGCGCCGACGAACCCAAGGCGCCCGCGCGAGACCGAGGGCAGCAGCAGCGCCAGCGCCGCGATCACCAGGCCGTGCGTGCCGACGTAGGCCCACCAGCCGCGGTCCTCAAGTGTGGGGGCCTGGTAGTACAGCGCGTGCGCGGAGAAGACGCCGGCCAGCAGCAGCAGCGCCCTCACCGCCGAGGCCCCGGGCCACCGGCGCCAAGCGGCCGAAAGATGGTGTCGCGCCAGGGCTCGCCCGGCACGCGCTGGCGCAAGGCAACGCCGGCATAGGTTGCGACGGCGCCGCCGAGGATGAGCAGGGATTCGATCATGGACGCTCTCGGTTTGAGAGCCGGCGAAGCCCGCCGGCGCGGCGGTGATGCGGTTCGTTTGTCCGCTTTGCCGCCATGCTACGAACCGAGGCCGCTAGTCCGCGGCGTACACCCGCGGGTCATAGTTCACCATTGAGAGCGACCAGGTGCCGTCGCCGTTAGGTCGCGGCTCGGTCACGGTGTAGAGGCCAGCCGCCTCGACCTCGGCGCCCGTCAGGCCCACGGCGAAGGCGTAGCGGCTGCCGACCTGCGATGCCGGCGAGTCGGCCACGTACAGGCCGGACGGCACGCTTGCCAGCGTGGCCTGGTACGGCTGGCCGCTGACCGGCGTGCACACGATGGGCGACCCCAGCAGCAGGCCGTCGGCGCCGGTGAACTGCATGCGCCCGCTGGTCTGGCCCTTGAAGTCGAGCGGCTCGCTCGTGGTGATGACGCTGCCCGCGATGCCCAGCACCTCGCCGGCCTGCAGCCCGTCGTCGCCCGCGAAGTCGTTCGGGTCGATCCAGCGCACCAACGATCCGGGCCCGAGCTGCTGCGCGTCGCCGAGCGCGGTGTCGGTGACGCTCGTGCGCTGGTACAGCAGCTTGCGGGCCTCAAGCTGGGCGCGGTTCAGGGCCTGCGACGCCGTCGTGCAGGCCGGCAGCGCCACCTTGAGCGGGTTTGCGACGGCGCCGACCACCGGGGCGCCGCCGCTGATGTTGATTCGGACGTAGGCCTTCTTCGACCCGCTGGCCTCGTCGACGTACTCGACCTCGACGCCGTCGAAGCTGCCGGGCAGGTGGAAGGACTCGCTCACCACGCTGTCAGCGCCGCCGGCCAGGTTGCGGTAGTCAAGCTGCAGCTCCGGCGTCGTGCGCGCCTGGTCGCGCGTAACCGTCCACTTCAGGCCGTCGCGCCAGAAGAGGCAGCGGGCGTGGTTGGCCATCAGCTGCATGCGCTCCTCCAGGCTGACCGTCGCGTCGTCAAGGCTGCCGTCGAAGCGCAGCAGGGCGTTCGTCTCGCCGAGCGCCGTGTTGATCGCCGCCAGCGCCGCGGTATCGAGTTCGCTGATTGGCTGGCCGCTAATCGTCCAGAGGTGGGCCATGCTGCGGGCGAAGTTGCGCGAGGCGCTGAGCGTGTCGGTCGTCAGCGTCCTGACGTGGCGCTCCCAGATCAGATTGAACTTGCGGTCGCGGATTCCGGTTGCCCGCTCGGTGGCCGCCGTCGTGACCTTGATGATGGTCACGCCCATCGGGATGTCCTTGATCCCGAAGTAGCGGACGCCGTACACCTCCTCCAGAGTGGCCACGTCGCTTCCATCCGTGTTCGGCGCGTTCTGGCGCGTGAACTCGACGCTGTAGCGCCCAGCGCCGGCCGCCGGCTCGATCTCGGTCGTGCGGTACTGCGCGTCGAATGTGTCGGCCGTGTAGGGCAGCGTCCTGCTCTCGCGGGTTCCGCCGATCTCCGCGCCGCCGCTGTCGATCTTCCACCACTCGGCCAGGACGCTGACGGTGCCCTTGAGTCCGCGCACGAAGTTCGTGTTCCAGCGGATGCGCGTCGCGTCGGTGATCGGCAGCGTGAACGGGCCGACCTTATTGAAGGTCGCGGAGCCGGCCGGCAGCACGGTGACGGAGAACGGCGCCGCGAGGGTGACGGCCGAGCCGATGTCGCAGGTCAGCGTGATCTGCCCGGCCGACGTGCTGATCGCGGTGATCGATCCCGCCCGCACCTCGATGCCGCCGCCTTCGCCGGAGTAGTTCGAGAACCCGAACTCGGTCACGGTAAGCGGCAGGGTCGCCGCGCGCACCTGGTTCCACTGCGCGCCATCCGAGAAAGTCATGGTGATGGTGGTCGATCCGCTGAACGCGTCGGGGATGCCGGCCTCGACCAGCAGGTATGGCTGCGACGCTGTCAGCTCCTG